TATCTCAACCAAAGTTTTCTGGATGAGTAGAATTTTTTGGAGTAGTATCTCATAATCACCTATTGAGTCGAAATCTATTCTGGAAATATAATCTCGTAGTAGGTCATCCCGCCCGAATAGCATTGACGCTATATGCCAGATACCAAGGTCATCATCATCGAGCGGCGGCGGGTTCTGGGATATATGAGGAGTTCCGCCTATATCTTTCCAGTCGCAGAGTTTTCCCCAATCGTAATACCACTCACAGAATCGGCGGACTTTGGAAAGAAAAAATCGGGGTTCCCCGCATCTTCGACAATAACCAATACAAGCGGCTTCTTTCTATCAACCACCATTTCGCCGCCTATCTGAATCATGACCTCTTTGGCTTTTTCAAGAGGAATCTTTTTTCCATCTTCATCAGTCAAATCCCAATCCTGGATTGCTTTGGCCGCTAGGTCAACTAGGAAGGCTGGGTCATAAGACCGGTTTACATCGGCCGCAGTCGGCACGGCTTCAAGCGGGCTAAAGTGTCGGAGTTGGACAGTCAATACGGGTGGTTCTAAATACTTTGTCTGTAGTTCGTATTTAAGCCAGTTTGATTTTGCCTGGTATTTTTTCAGAACTGCCATTTATATCTCCTATCAGGCAAGATAGTCAGTAGCCCGCTTATTAACGATAGTCATATATGGAACCGTCTCGCTCATTCCTGTTGGAGCGGTAGAAACAGCCAAACCCAAAAATTCTGCTTCGGCTGAAATAATGTCTTCATATTTCGTGGTGACTGGCTTTATCACCAGGCAAGGGAAATAGATGGTAATTTGGTAATAATCGGTTCCGGAAATAAGGGGGCCAGTCAAAACCAATTTTGCTTTTTTCTTAGTTCCTGATGCCTGGGCTGAAATCAGGCCACTAACATCTGTGCCATATTTCGGAAAGCCAACCTTTAAATCAGCGGTAGCAGGAGCAATATCAACCGGTTCTGAAATTTGGTCTTGTGTAATCGAAACGATTTCTTGATGGGCTCTTGTTACTGAGCATTCGAAAGAATTAATATCAATTACATCAGATTCCTGAAAGTCCTGGCCACTTTGGTCATTTATATAGAGCTTCATCTGTTTTGAAAAGCAGTGATTACACCTCTCATCATAGGTAATAGCGTTCATTGATGTTTCGTTATTCACTGTTGCTGGAGCTACTAGCTTATTTCCAATAGCTTTTATCTCACTTTCAATCAGCCCCTCACCACCAACCTTGAGTGTCCAGGCATAGGGCTTGAGTGATGGAATTTCCCACACTTCACCCGGCATGCCAATTGCCAAGGTGCCGAATAATCCAGGGTCGCCAGTCAGTTTAAATTTGTGGGTCTTTGCAGTGCCTTCACCGGTCGGTGTGCCAGCCGAGCCAAAGAGTTTGGCAATAAGTGTGCCCAGGGCCGTAGGACTAAAGGACATATCTGAGGTAATGGTCAGGTCAACCGGTTTGTTTACTCCCAGAAAGGCACACTGCCTGATAGGAAGGTCAACTTCTGTTACCTCAAAAACATCTTGGGTTGATTGAAGCCCTGAAATTGATTTGAAGGGTAATCCATTACTGGCTCCGACCTCCACGGCCGTCCCCCAGGTTGCCGCCTTCTTAAAGGCAGCCATCTGACCCTGTTTTGCTAATGTCGTTCTCCATGCTGTCATGTTAGTTCTCCTCTATATTTTTCTTCCGAGGCTCTTTCTTTTCTTCAATGTTAAACACCCATTCGGCAGCACCTTGCTTGACCCAAACCTCTGCTACACCCAGACCAAAAATCTGAGCCTCGTATTCCTGGCCAGGGATAAGAAGGATTCCATCTTTCCCCACCCCAGGACTTCCGATCCACCGGAAAATTTTTTTCTGATTCTTTTGAAACATTTTTTATTCCTCCTAAAATTCCAAAGCATATCTCGAAACGGGGACAGCCAGCTCAAAGAAAGCCAGACCCACATCTGAAAGCACTCCCGAATCAGTTTCCCTCACTTCGCCTGGAGTCAAGGTCAGCTCCATTACACCAAGCGAGCCGGTGGCATTGCTGATATAATCATCATGAATTGCCGCCCGTATTTTCTCAATCAGGTCTTCCATCTCAAGCACCGCATCCTGAAGGGGTGTTTCTTTCACATAGCCCCGAATGATTACTTCCATTGTGTCCTTCCAACTCTGGGGCGAGGCGAAGCTTTCCATACCATGAGTGCCGCCACTGAATACCATCAACCACGGGAAGCCCTTTGTCTCTTCCCAGCTCATCATTCGCATTGTCACGCCAGCCACGCCATCAATCTTGCCAAGGATTGTTTTCACTCTCAGCAATACATCTTTCCGCCAGCTCATTTTGTCACTCCAAGCCTGGCCAGGATATTATTTTCAGATAGCAGAGCCGCCAGCTTTTCTTTCTGTTTATCCATCACCGAGCTAAACCATTTCGAAGCGGGAATATTCACTTCTTTTTTCAAGGCGAAGAGCGGTCTTTTGCCATGCTTCCCGAGCTTTTGAAAAAGAATCAGGTTTTTGTTTTTTGAAAAAGCGAAAAATGTATCCCTGTATTCTCTTGGGAATCCCTTCACGCCCCTGAAAGGAATAGCCAGCCAATCCCTCTTTTTAGGTGTTATCGTTCCACCATCTTCTTGAAGCAGAGCATAGGGGACTTCTGGTGCAAAGACTCCAGAGCCGACGATAATATTAATTCCGGAAGTATTTCTAATTTTCTTTCCGCCTATAGATTTTGCCAATGCTCCCGTCTTCCGCCATACCGTTTTTCTCATACCCCTGGCTTGGTATTTCAATTCCCGCACCGATTCATTTTTCCAATTGTCAAGTTCCTTTTCAAGCTCCGGGGTCAAGCGAGACAACGCCTCTATATCTTTTTTTGCCTCGCTGAAGTCCGCTCTGATTTTCATATTACAACCCGCCTTAATGGCCTGATTTGCTTTCTTACTTCTTCCAGATATTCCTGCTCTGTTTTCCAGGTGGCCGTCCCGTCCTGATATGTCCGGCTTGTCTGGCCAAATCGTCCGGCCTTGAGATTCTGAAAAGCGAAGTGGACATACTGAATCACTATCATCTTGAGCTGGTTCACTACATCAGAGCCGAACCCCGCCGTATAGGTCATCTTGATGTGGTCACTCAATCCCGACTTCCTTCTTATCGACCCGTAGAAAATTTCTATTTCATTTGGATCGATTTCTTGGCCGTCAATCGAAATGGAAGTAATACTTGCAATCGGATAAACCTTTGGATAATACCAATCGCCAGCATTATCTGCCTCTTCATTCTCAATCAACTGCTGAATTAGCTTTTCCGTCCCGAGTTCACGCTTGATAAATCCTTCAATTGTATCAACAGCCAGGCTAATAAACCCCTGATAGTCTTCTGGCGTAATTTCCTCATCGGGTTCAAGGAAGTTCGCAGTCCAGAGTTCGCTCATTTCGTCTCCGGTATTTTCGATCTCACGGCCAGGCAATACACCAGGCCTTTGATTTTTTTATACTCTTCTTCGTTGACTTCGAATGTTTCGGGAAGGTTGTATCGCTCCAGAATTTTCTCAATCATCATCTTCTGCTTTTCGGTCTTTGCCTTCACCATCATTTCGGTTCAGCTCCCAAGAAAGATAAGGCAGAGGGGAGACCGCCCGAAAAAGCAATCTCCCCCTGCTCGTTCACTCGTCAACTTGCGGTATTGGCTAATACTCTCAGGCCTTGCGGGTCAACAGGATATCCGCCCTTCAGGAATTCAAACAGGAAGCCAACCTTGCCAGAAGCAGCATAAAGTTCATCCAGCCTCTGAACAACAACATAAGGATTGTCCGTAATCCAATAGCCCTGGAGGTCACCAAAAATCATCAGGTCTTCGCTACCGGTAGAGATTGCAGAGGTCATGTCAGGACAGGAAATCACTGGCCGGCCAAGAATAGTGTTCGGTTCGGGCCCAATAACATCACCAAAGGCATAGGAGTTCCATTTAATATTTTCAACTGGGGTGGCGCCGGCTGTCACGGCTGATTTGATTTTCGAGAGGAATAACATCCAGGCATCGTTCGTGCACCATACGCCTCTCGACCTGGCATAGGACGGCACATTGTAATAGGCTTTTTTAACATCATCAAATGTTAAAGTATCGTGTGTGCCGAGAGTAACCCTGGTCAAAATTGAAGTAGTATCGGTAGCCAGGAGCCCAAAAGGCTCATTACTCCCTGTGCCATTAACGAATTTCGTTCCTTCGCTCTTGGCCACATACCGGCCAACCAGACCGGCAATGAAATCTTCCAGGTTCACAATAGTGTCAGAGGCCAGCATCTTCCGGCTAACCAGAACAAGGGCAGTCTGAGGATATTGAATAATCTTTTTTGAAGCCAGGAGAGAACCAGAGGTAATACCTTCAGTCCTGGTCCCGGTCTCGCCTGGCCAGGCCACGTCAATTCCAGCATTCTCTTTTACCACATCAATATCGCCAGCTACGGTATTCACAAAAGCATACTGACGGATAGGACTATATTGAGCCACCTTTTCTACGACTTTACCAAAGAGCTTCTGGGGAATCAGATACCCTCCCTGAGCGGCAGTGGTGTTAATGGGATAATAATCAGTTTTCAGTTCCGGGGGCTCTTTTCCGGTCTTTGCCCATTCCCAGAATTTGGCCTCATATTTCTTTGCATCTTCATCTTTCTGGTCAAGTCCCTTGAATCCGGCCGCCTTCATTTCCAGGATTTGCTTTTCCAGGCCTTCGATTTTTTCCTTAAGTTCTTTTCTTTCTAATTCTTCCTTTTCCATTTTTTCTTTCTCCTTTTCATTGTCCTTCAGAGGCACGTCTATCTTGCCATTCTGAGTGGTTTTCTCCGGCTCAGTATCCCGAGTGGTTTTCTCCGGCTCGGGCGGCTCAGTAGAACTAAACTCTGGAGGCTCTTTATCGAAATCTTTATCGAGATTATCCTGGTTCATGTCTTTCCCTTCAACATCGCCAATATCATCATCGGTTGACAATTTCGAAATGTCAAGAGTCTTGACCGTTTCGATCACCGCCGCCGGCTGGGCTGGGAAGGTCACGGCCGATACTTCCCAGAGTTTTATCTCCGTGATTATTCTGCCTCGACCTTCGTCAACATTTTCCCATTTGACCAGCTCGAACCCAATCGATAGGCCATTAACGGCCTGCTCTTTCATCAAGGCTCGGGCCTCTGCTGCTCTCTGGACGTCCAGGATTAGTTTACCATTAGTAATCTTCAGTCCTTTCTCGTCCTCTTCCATTTCGACCCAGCCAATTGTCTCCTGAACCATGTGCTGCCAGAGAAATGGGAACCTCTTTTTTTCTGATAGCGTTTTCTTGAATGCCCCAGGCTTGATGATATCCCCGTCCAGGTCTTCTAGCTCGAAAACTGAAGCATAGCCCGTGAAGTGTCCTTCATCGTCCGGCTCTGTGAATTTCGCTCGGAAGTTTTTGATCTGAATCATTTTTTGTTTTCCCATCTTTTCCTCCTAATATGGAAGCAGGGTGCATCTGCAGTTG